GTCGTGGTACAGAGCAGCTGATGAGTCGAACCCGTTCGTTCGATCCAGTGGCTCAGCCGTCGATCGTGGAGCCAGCAGACAGCCGGTCACAGGGATTTCCGTCGTCGGCAGCGGATTGCCTTTAGCGTCCCGCCCACCGCCGCGGATCACTGTCACATCAGTACGCCACTCGGCGGGGAATCTAGAGACAGCCATACGGGCCGCTCTCGTAGATCGGGAACCCGGCAATATCAGCACCACACGAGCAGTACGTGGCCCCGAAGTTGAGGTTGCACCACGGGTAGTGCTGCACGGCGCTGACACCGACGACATCCGCCCCGAAAGCCTTCACGGTGCCGTTCCCAAGTGCGCGCCGCTCCAGCTTCGTCAAGTAGAAGTCACCTGACGGGTTCACCGGAGTGACCGTCTGCGAGAACGGTCCAGCCGCCTGCTGAATGCTCGAATACCCAGCCTCAGCACCCGGAATAGGCATGGCGCGGCGCACGACAGCGCACACGATGCGCCGCCGTGTCGCCTCAGTCACCGTCGCATCGCCGGCAGTCGGAACCGTATCGAGAATGAACTGTGACGCATCCTCGAGCAGCACCGTCGCGTGAGCGTCCGCCCCGGCAGGGAAGTCGGGCCATCTGGCCTTGAGATCGTCCAGTGTAGCGAATGGGAACGGAGTCACATCCGTCATGGCCCGACCCCCTTACTCAGACTTGGTGCTGGCCTTGCGCCGCGCCGGCTTCTCGTCGGCGTCCGCGTCAACCCAGTTGCCGAGACCGCCAGCCGCCCGATCAGTCAGCGACTCGGCCGTCTTGTCATCCACGTTCACGATGACGCCGGTCACGTCATTGCGGAGACGAGGCATCAGGCCACCGCATCCTCGATGACGGCGAAGCGGTCCGCAAAGACGTACCATCCGTAGACGAGCTCGAGGCGAAGCGCGATCTGGTTGTTGCGCTTGAGGTCGCCCTGCCCGTCCGGGTCACCGAAGCGGATCAGCTCGACAGGAAGCGTGCGCTGCACGCCCCAGCGGATGCCGTTCTGGAAGTCGCCCACGATAGCGCGAACCTTCGTGTCGGCCGCCTCGGGCGTACCGGCGACAGTGTTGCCCTGCGCTGCGGGGATGCCGAGGATCGATGTAATGTCCGTGCCGAAGCCGAGGTTCGGGTAGCGCTGGACACCCGAGGGGGAGCCGTCAGCGTTCTTCGTCTGGAGGTTCGCCAGCGACCACGCGAACCGCGGGTCGATCGCCACACCATTGACGCCCCACGACGTATCGGCATTGAGCAGGAGCCCAACAGCCGTGCGGAGGTCCGCGTCAGCATCCGCGGTCGCGATCTCGACACGCTTCGTGGTCGCGGTCAGGTAGTTGTCCCACCCAGTGATGACCGAGCCCGTGAGCGGGTTGATCCGGTGGTACAGGCCAAGGTCCAGAGCGCGGGAGAGAGCGACCTGGCCAGCGCTGGCGAGCTGCCCCAGGACGTTGAGCTGGTAGTCCTCCTGCGCCCACTGGACTTCCTCGTTGAAGCGCATCGTGACCTGAGCCTTGTGCGCCTTGCCTGTGACGTAATCGAAGCCACCAGTGGTGGAGCCCTTCGGGGCGCCTTCCTCAACGAACTCAGCCTTGGGGAAGTCGTTGAAGATGATGTAGTCGGTCTCACCGAAGCGCTGCGGCTCGGAGCCGGAGAGCTTCGCGACAGTGGATAGGGTCCGCGTCTGCTGGATCATGCCATCCGCGAGATTGCGGGGCATCAGAACCTTGGCATCGGTGGAGCTGAAAACAGCCATGATGGTGCCTTTCGGTTAGTTCTTGCCGAACAGCTTCCGAGCGGCTTCGCGCTCTTCGCTGGCGGGGATATTGGCGGGGGACTTCTCTTGGCCGCGCACCACTGGGGCGCCTGGCTTGGACTTGTCCCTGAATTCGATGAGCGCATCAGCGGCAGCCTCAAGCTCCTCGAGAGTCGAGCCAGACAGTAATCCGGCCGGAACCCCCTTAGAGTTGGCCACTTCTGCGCGGAGAGCCTTCGCCTCAGCCTCAGCGGCCTTCTTCTCGGCGGCGGCAAGACGCTCAGCAGTCTTCTGCTCTGCAGTCTTGTTCGCCTCCTCGATCTCGGCCAACTTCTCGGCTGCGGCCTTGTTCTCCTTGGCGCGGGCTTCCCACTTGCGTGCTTCGGCCTTGATCTTCTCGGCCTCAGCCTTCCAGTCGGGCTCCTGTGCAGGATCCCCGGACTGCTGTCCGCCTTCGCCTTCGCCATTCACGCCGCCTGCGCCGTCGCCGTCCGCGAAGCGCGCCCACGCCATGCGCGGGTCCGCCATATAGGCGGGGATCGGGGTGTAAGGGGCGAAGATGGGTCGCTTCTCGCTCATCTGTGCTATCTCCCGTGCGGGTAATTCCCTCAGCCGTGCGGCCTCGGTGGGTTGACATGGAAAAGGCCCCGTGCGGGGCCTAGAAAACCCACCGCAGCGCGGCGGGAAACCTATTGGTCAGTGAGAGTGACCGTCAGTGAGACGATGCGGGTACAACTCGCGCATCTTGGCGGCGATATCCGAGACATCCCCGGACTTGGCCTCGTTCCGAGCTGACTGGTACATCGAGTAGTAGTCATCGGGCAGGTAGCCGACCGGATAGTCGGACGCCTTTGCGATCCGAACCGGCTGACAGTCGCAGTCGCCGTGATAGTGGTGACCGTCGCCCCCAGCGGATGCCTTGGAGTGGTAGACGGCATCACGGGAGGCCAGCGTCAGGCACCATGCGCACGTCTTGGCGCCGGTCGGCACGCGAGCCCACCGGACGCCCTCACGCTTCGCGTTGTACGCAACCGTGTCCCGCCCTGGCTGCTTCACATACTTGTCGACCGCCAAGAGCAGGGAACCGAGGATCGATGCCGGATCAGGCGTCCACAGTTGGCTCGCAAGGAACCGCACCTTCGCCTCAATCGGCCCAGCCGGGACTGTCGGAGCAGTCAGTGCCGTAAACCGGCCAGAAGTACCCGACGCGCCGCGCATCTCCTCATACCAGTCAGCCGCCACCGACGCCGCAATCGCCCCGTACTTGTCCGTCAGTGCTGGCAGGAACGCCAGCAGCGCGTCACGGGCAAACTCGGGCTTCGACAGGTCCAACGACCGGAAGAACGCCTCAAGATCCGCCTTCACGAGCGCAGAAAGCTTGGCGTTCGCCTGCCGGAACCGCTCGATATCGTCAGACGGCGCCATTGACGGTCACCGGGGGAGTCGGCGGGATCTGCGGAGTCGCCGGCTGCTGCCGGGCGGCGAGGATCGCGTCAAGCGCCGTTCCAGCCTGAGCCTTCGTGCGCTCCGACTCGATCCGCTCGATCTGATCCTCATCGAACACCGTCTCGAGCAGCACCGACGAGTTGACAAGATCCGGATTCGCGCCGGCAAGCTTCACATACGCATCCGCATTGGCCGAAGTCGAACGGAACTCAGGGTCAGCGAACGACGCCGACAGGCGCCACGCATCGGCGGGAGGTTCCGTCAGTCCATCGCGGACCATCACGGCCAGTTGGGCGATATTCTTGACCGCCGCGGCGAGCACATACTTGTTCTGGTACGTCACGTCGATCAGCAGGTCATGCTCAGCGGCCCGGATCGCCTCAGCAGACGCCGGCTGGTCATGGATTATCCCCAGAGAGCCGGGCGGAATGCCCGTCTCGCCAGAGAAGGCCATCGCCACCGTGCGCAGCATGTCGCTGTGCGGCGTCATCGTGGCCTGCTGGAGCTGCTTGATCGTCGGTGCGTTCCCGTCAGCGTCCCGCGTGAGCGCAAGCAGCCGATCCATCGCCAGCTTGAACTTCTTCTGCTCGGTCACGTTATCGAAAGCATCCGGGTCGATGCCCTCGATCGCGATCTGCGGCGCCGAATAGAACTCCGCGTTGCCTTCCATGCGGACGTAGGCGCGAACCGCCATATCCGTCAGCGTCATCACCGGGTTCGTGATCCTCGAGCGCCCGAACGGCTTATTCAACTGCGGGTCATACGTCACCGGAACGGCCAGCGTGCGACCGATACGGTTCTCGATCCGCTCAGCCACCCACCGACCGGAAGCCTTGGAGCAGTCGAGCACCACATTCGGCAGGTAGACGATGAACTCGGACGGCTGATTGTCCCTGATCTCCGAGATTGTCAGCGCCGCCGAGACGCGCCGAGCACGTCGATCCCACAGGGCAGCAGAAGACTCCGCAGAGTGGGGCTGGATCTGCACCGGAGCCTCACCTGGCGCACCCTTCGCCACTGTTACCAGCGAGACGCCATGCTTGTATGCCGAGACGATCGACTGGCCGAACTCCAGCCCGAAGTTGTTCGCTTCCAACACCTCAGCGAGCTCGAACGGATCCGTGGAGCCCGGAAGCCGAAGCCCCTGGAACTGCGAGCGCACCGCGGCCTTGCGGACCGCCATCGTCGCCCAGCCGAGGAAGAACTTAGCGTTCCTCAACTGAGGCGGCAGCGCGATACCAAGATCCTTGAACGCCTGCTCCGAGTCGTAGTACAGCGTCCGCTTGATATTCCGTTCAACCCGCGAGAGCCACGTGCCCAGAAGCTGCCGAACAACGCCGATCTCGGCGTCATCGACGTTCGCGATCCGCAATTCCGCGATATCAGAGGCGGTCCACTCACTCACAGGAAACCCGCCTTTCGTCCCGGTTTGCGTTTCGTCGTCTTGGCCCCCCAGAAGGCGAGCGTCACAGCGTCAAGCAAAGCCACGCTCCCGCCCTCGGGCGCCTGCCACCCGAACCCGCCATTGGTGCCGATCTTGCGCTTCTCCGCAGCCTTCACCTGATCGTCAAGCTCCTGCTGTCCCCGATGAGTAAGCCCACCCAAGCCAACGGCTGCCTCCAGCATCGAACTGGACGCCGTGACCGTCTCCGTGCTGGCCGTGATGATGGCCGACTTCGCAACGCCCTCCTCAAGGAGCGCATTCACGAGATAGCCGACACCCGACTTGCCATCGACCACGATCTGAGCAGCCCGATCATGTCGATCGACCAGCCAGTCAACAAGCCACTGGGTGCCATCGCCCATTGAGGCGAGCTTGATACCCTCCACATGGACCGGCCTGCCGTCCTCCGGGCGGATCGCGGCAGCCAAAGCAACCGCCGAGCCGTCAACCGTGAACCGAACCGCGAACACGCGCCGGCCATCAGTAGGCACATCCTCGGGCTCTATCGCCAGGGCATCCCAAGCCTTGGGCTTGATCGCCTTCTTCGTCAGCGCGGCCTCATCCCAGATGCCGTACGCCTCACGCTTGAAGTTGTCATCCGAGCCGAGCAGCTTCCGCATCCGCTGAATAGCTGCCTCGCCCGTTCGGTGCGGGTAGGACGGGTTCGCCTTCGCCAACTGCTTGCGGTCATCAAGCGATGCGTCCTCGTCAGCGGAGAACTCGATATACAGCGTGTCCGGGTCGCCCTCAATGGCAGACTTGCGAACGTTCGTGAATACCTCGCCCGGATCCTTCGGCCGTGGGGGAGTCCCCATCAGGAATACCAGACCATTCGGCGCGGCGTTCGTCGCCGGCACCATATCCGACATGGCATCCTCAGTGAGGATCTGCGCCTCATCGAGAACCAGGATGTCAACCTTGTCGAAGCCACGGCCGAAACCAGACTCCCGAGCGCCGAATAGGATCCGCGACCCGTTCTTGAACGAGATCTCCTGCTCACCATTCGTCGCCCGAATGTTCTCGATATACAGGGCGATCTTCGGCTTTGCAGCCATGCCCTGCATCTTCTTGAACGTCTCGTTGTGCGTCCGCGTCCGATGCGCAGTCCAGATCACCGTCAAGCGAGGAAACAGGGTGCAGAGGGCGAAGACAATCGCCGCGATCAGGTACGTCTTGCCAACCTGGCGGGGGATGCTGAGCACCACGCCGCCGATGCTCGCCGCGTAGCTTCCATCCGCCCGCTTCGCCAGCGCCAGCCGGCCAATGCCCTCCTGCCAGAGGTCCATCGGCATCCCCATAGCGCGGGAACGATCGCGCACAGCCGGGAAGCCAGTCGAGACGATCCCATCAGGGCGGCAGATATGGCGGGCAACCTCAGATAGCTTCTTCTGACCACTCTTCGTCGCCCGAGACTCCACTCTGCTCGGCCTCCTCGGACTTCTGCCGCACCAGCGCGTCGATCTCCTTGCTGATCTCGATCTGCCGGCGCGACAGTGCCGCAAGGTCACGCGGGGACGTATTCTCGTTGTCGATCGCTCGAGCGATCACCCGCCGCATCGCCCGAAGCTCAGCTATCCGATCACCAGACTCGGACGCCTCGAGGACCGTTCTAGGCTCCTTCGCCGGCGCCTTCTCATCGGGCCCAACAGCACGTAGAGGCTGCTTTCTTGTGGCCATGCTGCACCTCCTCGGAGGAGTGCGCCGCGTGGAAAAAACGCGGGGAGAGATCGCT